TGATTCAATGCTTTGCACGTCCCAATTCAGGAATAATTGAAATCACAAAATTGAGTGATGCATTACTTGCCCATTTTGAATATTTCACAATCGAACACTTAGAATGTTTGAATGGTCAATCCATCTATGCGGGTAAAGATGCTGATTTCATTCAGTATAATGTGAGCATTGGGTACAAGGTGAATTGATATGTCATGTATGCTGACTTTAGAAGAAATCGAAATTAAACGGCAAGAGCTGGAAAGACATCTTGAAGATGTTATGGCTGTTGAACTGAAGAAGTGGCAAAGCGAAAATAAGCTATGTGTTTCCGATGTGAATATACGCTTGGCTAATGTTGATTGTCTCGGAGGGCCTAAACATAACGTTGTTACTGGAGTAAGTGTTGATTTAGATTACAAACCTTAAATTACTTTAATTAAATGACCGCTAAGAAGCAGTTTTTTACGTCTTTCTACTACCACCTCATCGGTGGTTTTTTTATGTCTATAGGAATCACTTATGAGCAATTTTGTTTTTAAGCGTGGTGACACATTCAACTTGAACTTGCAGCTGGTTGATATGGATGAAACCCTGCAGTATCCACCGGATGATGTTCGCCGTGCAATTGATCTAACCGGTTACACCTTTACTTCACAGATTAAAGCTTTGGCTGATGGAGCAGCTGTAGCTACCTTGACTTGTGCTGCATTAAATCAAAGTACACAGAAGGGATGGCTGAATATTAAATCTAGTGCAAGCACTGCAACTTGGCCTTTAGGGCTGTGTCAGATGGATATTAAAGCTGTAGTTAGTGGTACTACGCAGCACACTGAAACTTTGACTTTCCAAGTGATTGACGGGGTAACAGCATAATGGCAAATCTTGTTTTTAAATTTAGTTGGGATCACCGGCCATTCCCGTATAACTCGGCTCAGGGAAAACGGCAATTCATGCTGCCATTCGCTTCAGGCATTCCTAATCTGGCACCAAACTTTTCGCAGGTCCAAGGTACTGCTGCAGTCTCTCAAGGTGGTACTGGGGCGACAACTGCACTAGATGCTCGAACTAACTTAGGGCTTGGTAGTGCCGCGACTAGAAATGTTGGTACTACAGCTGGTAATTTGATAGAAGTTGGCGGTTTTGGAATTGGTGGAGTAGGCCAAACTTTTGAAAGAAAAATGATTACGGGAGTAAACCTAGATTCTGTCGTTAGCTATGTATTGTTATTTCCTTATTCTGTCAGCAGCTCACCCAATCGAAACATGTTTGGTGAGCTAGTGTTTTCGAGGGGTGATTCAGGCTCAGCAAATCAACATTCGAGAACTTTAGTATCAATTCAGCAAGCATATGATCGTGTTACAGCTCGGTTTATTAGTATTGGTGTAACAACTCATATTTCAGGTATGGCTGTAGTTAAATATCAAAATGTAGACTATGTTGCCATTCGAAGAACAGCAAGTTCTTCAACATCGGCATTTAGATATTTTTCCGGTATTTCCAATATTACATCTGATAATTATTTAGTTACTGTTCATACAGATGACGTTGTTATTGTCAGTGAGATACCTGTTGTAATTGAGCAGCTAAGAACATCTGCGAATACTTCTGTGGATTCCAACGGTTTCATAAAAGCAGCATCACCAGTAGTTAAGCTATTTAACGACCATATCGAGCTCAATAATGATGCAAAAAAACAGCCGATTGAATTTAAGAGAATTGATGTTGGTGATTATTTACTAGAAGGTTCTTTAGGCTTTGCTCAGGAAGGCTGGTATATCGAAGTACCGAAAGATGCAAACGGCAACACAATCGTCGCAGTAGTGTATGACACCCTAGAAAATGGTGACATCTCAATTAAAACTTACAAGCGTAAGTTTGATTTTGAACTTGCTGCTGTTGTGGCAGATCACGAGAACCCAATGGACATTCCAGAAGGCCGCTGGATTGATATCCGTCTGCATGAAGAACCTGAACCAGAACCTGAGGTTGAAGAAACTTTGAGTGAAACACCAGTGGATTTCCAGCCTACTAACTTATCTCAGGCAGTTGCTGCAGCCATGAATGGCGTGGAACCGCCAGAAATCTCAGACACAGACGAAACACTTTAATAACCCGCTTAAAAAGCGGGTTTTTTATTGCCTAAATTTTGGAGAACCATAAATGAGTTCAGGCGCAAAAATTCGATTATATGCTTGTGAAGAAGCAGTTTTAGGAACAACTCCAGCAAACCCGATCTGGTACACAGTTCGCCGTGTAAGTGATGGTTTATCTGAAAATGTTTCTACTGAAGAAAGCAGTGAAGTGGTTGATTCACGTTTTCGACAAGGTGGGGTAGTTACTGAAGCAGAAGTAGCAGGTCAGTTAGAGTTTGAATTATCACTTGGAACATTTGATCTATTCCTAAGTGCTTTAGCCTTCAATAATTGGGCGGGTAACGCTTTAAGTTTTGGTGGTACGGTACGTAAGTCATTAACGTTAGTTAAAGTTTTCGAAGATGTTGGCCAAGTCTTTATTTATCGTGGAGTACAGGTTAATTCTGGTGAAATTACTATCCAGACCACTGGAAAAATTACTGGTAACTTTGGTCTTGTAGGTAGCTCGTTTACTCGTCAGCAAACTAACCCTGTAGTGAATCCGGTTGCAGCTTCGACTCGTCCGCTTGTCAGTATGCCGAACGTGGAAAACTTGCTTGTAAACGGCCAGTCAATTCAAGGCAAAGCATGTCTACAGTCTTTGACCATTTCTATTAACAATAACCTTGAAGCAATCCGTTGTATCGGATCTGGTAAATACACTCCAGAGTTTTATTTAGAGAAGATGATGGATATCGAAGCGAATGCTTCATTCATGTTCTCGGCCACAGCTGCTGGTTGGATTGATGCAATCAAAACCCGTGATGTGTTTACACTGACCTTCGACATCAGAGACAGCAAAGGAAGTAAATATTCGTTCAACTTCCCGCAATTGGAAGTCATGGAAGCCAATCACCCGGATGGTGGTGGTGATGACATCATTACTGTAGATATCAACTTTGCCCAAGTTCGTACAGCGCCAACAATTGTACGCGCTCTTGTGTAATCAACTTATTCAGTAACAAAGCCTATGGAATCCCATGGGCTTTTTTATTTCTCAAAATTAGAGGTTGTTATGGCTTTAAAAGTCGGAATTATTAAAAGCTCGGACGTATCAAAATGGTGTGAATATAAGGGTTCTGATGGAGAGGTACAGGCTGAGTTCAAAGTCCGTGGTATCGCATATAAGCCTTTTCAGGTAGCTATTGAACGAGCAGGAAACCAGATCTCGTCTAAAGGCTACGATGTAATGGTCAAAGATGAAGATGCCAAGCTTTACCATGAATTGTTAATGGATGCATGCGCCGCCCACTTAATCGAAGACTGGAAAGGTGTGGTATTTGCCGAAATCGTAGACGATAAAACGGTTGAATCTGAAAAGCCCTATACACCTGAGAATGCTTCAAAGCTTCTTAATCTTGGTGATATTGGTATTTCAATCTGGCTATTCATTAAAGAACAGGCCCAGAAGATTCAGGAAGAAGCCGACAAGGACAAGGCTTTAATTCTGGGAAAGTCATCGAGCTCTACAAATACCAAAAAACGTATGCGTCGAAAACGCCGCACGAAATCGAGCAAATCAAGTTCTTAGGTGGCCGTATTCCGGATCCGCCAGAATATTCGTATGCGGCCGACTCTATTCTTTCGGCATTTAGTACTATTGCCAGATCCAGACGGTATGAGCAGGGCATCCCGTTATCTTTAGATCAGCAGGCAATCAATGTCTATGCAGAGCATAATGATTTACCCGTGGCTGCTCATATTTTTAATGACTGTATTTTTGCGTTGGATAACTTGTTTTTAGATGAAGCCCATAAAAAAATAAATTCCAAGTCCTCAAAAAAGTAACCCTAGAGTTATTTACATATAATAACTCTAGGGTTATTATTATCTCATCAAGTTAATAAGGGATTGGTGTGAAAAGTCTGGATTTAATCAAAATGATTGAAGCAGATGGTTGGTATGAGGTTAGGGTTTCAGGAAGTCATCATCACTTTAAACACCCAACCAAAAAGGGGTTAGTTACAATCCCACATCCTAAAAAGGATTTACCAAACGGAACTGTTAAAAGCATTTTGAAACAAGCGGGTCTAAATTGACCCGCTGTTTCCCGACTTTAAATACTATATCCCTTACAACTAATCATAACGCAGTGGGCGATATGTTTATGCCAAGGGCATGGAGTGTTGAGATGTTATATCCAATTGCAATTGAACGAGGATCAGATACTGAGGCATTTGGTGTCACTGTTCCTGATATTCCAGGTTGTTTTAGTGCTGGTGACACACTTGAAGAAGCTATTGAGAATGTTAAAGAAGCTATTTCAGGCCATTTAGAAATATTGGCTGAAGATGGTGAGGAAATCCCATTAGCTTCCGAACTAGTTAAATTTGTCGATGATCCTGAATATAAAGGAATGATCTGGGCGGTTACCGAAGTTGATGTTAGTCGTTATCTGGGTAAACCAGAAAAAATCAATGTTACTTTACCAAGCCGTTTGATTCGTAAAATTGATGAGAATGTAGGTAAAGGTAAGAGATATACTACTCGATCGGCTTTCTTGGCTGCTGGTGCTGAAAAACTTTTACATGCATAGCCTGATTTAAAAGACCACCTTCGGGTGGTTTTCCTTTATGTGACATTTAGTAACCAGTTTGTTAAAGTTAGTACACTTTATAA